TTTAATATGCCAGTTAGTTCTTTTTTCGTAATCCGGTATTGCTTTGTAATCTTCGTCATCTTTATTCACCAAATAAAGGATCAGAGTCGGCACTGTAATTCCAAGAAACGCCTTCATAGCCATAGCCGTAGGGTTCCCGTCATAACGCTTACTTACTGCCGCCTCTCTAAATACACGATCCTGTGATTGAACCATCGCGTTTAGGAACGGAACTGTGCGAATGTAGCCAGTCAGGAACCTGTTAGCAACGTCATTACTCATCTTCTCTTATCGTCTTATCTGCCAACGCTATCCCAAGAGACTCAAACACGCCAGGGTACTGCTTTGACATTTTAACTAGTTCCTGCCTTAATTCAGGCTTTGCTTTTATTTCTTTGGCAACAGCCTTCCTTAGTTTAGATTTTGACAACCTATCTCCTGCTTTTTCCGCCAGCGTTTGCGCGGCCAGCTTGCCAAGAAAGCCCGCCTTGGCAAATCCAGCCGTTTCAAAAATAGGGGCAAATGAGCGTGTAAACATGTTCTGCATATCAGCCGCCGATCCTTTTGGTATCGCGTCAAAAAATGTTTGCGAGTCTTTAGCAGCTTTCCCAAGCTCTTTTAGTTGTATTTCCGCTTCAGGGTTGTTTCTAAATAGTATTGCCATTTCTTTATCGCCAATACCTTCCATCGCCTTCCTGAAAGCAGTGTAACTGAATTGTTGCCCCTTCATTCCTTTGGCTGATATCTGGCTTGTGGCTTCCGAAAGTAAATTCATTACAGTGGCGCTTTGAAGATCAGCAATTGCCTTTTTGCCTTTTGACCCTGATTTTTCAAGCGTGGTTACAACTTCTTCTAGCTGTTGTGCCGTTGGGGTTTTTTTCGATGTTTTAATAAGCTTATTAAATAAATCCTGACCTCTAACCTGATAAGTATCAAAAGTGCCTGGCTTTGTTTTTAGGATGTCTGCCACCATATTTTTACTATCAAACTCCTTCTTGAACTCACGCGCCTTACCTCTTGCAGCTTTTGATAAGCCAGTAAGAACCTCGCCACCATCAAACCCTTCAGTTGCTTTATCTACAGAAGCATCAAGCTTTGATATGATTGGCTTTAAAATTGCGCTAGTAGCCGGATCTTGAGGGTTTATATTCGCATTTAACTCCTGACGAAGATATTCAAAGTTATTAGCAGACAATGGTGTTATTTCCTCTTCACCTTTTTGAATTAACTTACTGAATGACTCGTCAGGCTCAATTACTCCGTAACGCATTAATGACTCTTTTACATCAGAGTGAAAACCCTGCATCTGTGAGCGTTTTATTTTTTTTCCAGAATTCCAAGCGGTTATAATTTCTTCGGCGGGGATTGAAATTTGCTCGCCTGTTTTTGCCGCTTCATCAGCAAGTTCTTTGTAAGCTTCGCTTTTTGCTGCTCTTTGCGTTTTCATTCTTGATTTAATTGCGCTGCGTATAGTCTCGCCAACCCCTGCAATATCCGGGTCGCCAGTCTCTTCAGCAAGTGTAAATAGTGCATTTTTAAACCCTTCACTTTCTGTTGCTAGTGCTTCTCGAAGCGATGCGGCTTCCGGATCGTTTATCTGCCTTCTTAACACTTGTGACTCCATAGCGTCATCAAATGATTGCGTTACGCTTGACCTAGTTGGCTCAATTCCTAATGATTCATACCTTGCCGACCTAACAGCCTGTTCGGGCTCTACACCGACTGGCTGAGCCTTTAGTAATTGCTTCATCTGATCGAATACTCCCGCGCCATCTAAGAGGTCGTCATATTCGATGCCTTGCGAACGAAGGGCGTTGATAAGTTCTTCAGATGGTTCTCCCGTGTCGCTAATTAAAGCACCTTTTGGTTGAGTTCCTGTTATTTTTGAATAAGCAGATTTAGCAAGAGGAGAAACCATATCAACAAGCTTTTGAGTGGCTTTCCCGCCAACAAGAGATAGCAATGCTTCTCCTCCTGTGCTCATAGCTACATCTGTCGCGGTATAACCTTTTTCTTGCGGCCTTGTTGCACCGTATACCGCCCCCTCAGCCAAAAGAGGGACTGCGCCTGCACCTGTTGCCATTAGTGGCGCAAACTCCGCCACTGTTCCGGCTACTTGCCCGGCGGTCGTGGTCATTGGGTGATTGGTTTTAATCTGCTGCTTTATCTGTCTGCGCATCAGTTCGTTTTTTCGTTCCGTTTCCCTATCAGTTCCGGTAACGTCTTCGATTCTTTGTTTTACGCCTAGCGCTGTTTCTGTCAGCTCACCACGAATACCACGAAGGAACGCCTGCACTGGATTGGCCTCTTTTGCAGTACCTCCAAACAAGAACTTTTCAACGTTTGTTCTCTCTCCAATATCCATTGTTGACATGCGATTCATAAACTCTGCTTTGAATTGCTCAGGAGATAGATTTTCCATATATTTTTGGCTATCTGATTTTCCGACATCATTTCGCCAAAGATCTTCTATTTCTTGCGCTTTGCTTTTTTGCTCAGTGTTAACTTGGGTTTGATTCTGATCTGGATTTACATTAACGCCATTTTCCTCAAGAAGCTGAATCATTGATTTCTGCTGCCCTTGCTGTTGAGGCTGCGTTATTCCTGATTCATCCTGCCTTTGGGTTGGCGCTACCGCCTCTTTCTGCCCGGCTTCATGCTGATCGGCAACACCAGAACCATTAATAGTTGGGTCGTTATTCCAATCTGCTATTATATTTTCAACTGACATCACTCTCCCCCTGCGTTCATTCTTCGCCATGCCTCAACGATGTCCTGATCAGAATAATTGCGCTGATACATTTTATCTCTGAATTGATAGAAGAAAACTGGTGAACCAGTATTCGGATCTTTGACTACATCAGAAACCATTGGGGTTTTGACTTTAAAATCTCGCCATTTCGTATCTGCACCTTTTAGCGAACCGTTATCCTCCAGGTACCGCTCCATGAATGCTGACTGTTCTATTTTTCGGTTTGCTATGGCAATTGCTGAGTCCATAACGAAATCATTTGCCTCCTTGGTGTTCCCCAAGTTTGCAACGGCCTTTTCAATTCTAGCCGCGTCCTGATCGGTTTGCGGCCCTTTTTGTGTAGCCATAATATCAAGGACTTGTTTTGTTGCTACAGCCTTGAATTTCTGAACATCAGAAGGATCGACACCAGTTAACGCCTTACCATCACCGCCTAGAGAGTCCCAAACTTTAGCTATTTGCCCTTTGGTCTCAACACCAAGGCCAGTATCTAGATCAATAGCCTTTATTTGATTGATTGATTCAATTTGCTCCTCTGCCGCAATGGCTTTTTGTTGAATTTCATCAAGTCGATTAACTCTTAACTCTGCCAATTTTTCTGACTCTTTTTTGTCGCCTCCTGTATTGACGGAAACAAGTGGGGAAGAAGTTTTAACCGGTCTAGCCTTACGCTCAACTTCTCGACCACCTTTATAAACCACATCTTCACCGCCTACCTGAATAGATTTAGGGTTTTCTAAAATCTTATCCATTGCCATTGCTTTAGATAGTGACATTTCCATAAACTGAGGATCAAACGCTTCAGGTAGCTTTGATTGAACTTCAGGAGAAACTCCCTGGTACATTAACTGATAGCGGCGAGACTGTTCTTCAGTGGTTTTGCCTTGAAGTACATACCCGGCAAGCTTGCCCATTTCATCAACCGATCTTTGAGTAGCTTTAATCTTGCGGTCATCCATCTTGGTTACGGCATCAATGAACGTTGCGCCACCTTCAGGATCCAAGGCTAATAATTGTTGCTGCGCGCTAACATCACCACCAACCGCTTTTTGACGCAATCCAGATAGCAAGTTTTTACGCTCTAACACTTCCGCCTCTTTAGCTGGTCGATCTGCAATTTCTCGCTCAGTCTCATCAAGTTGTAGTTGTGATAATCGGTTTTGAGTGCGAGCACCTTTAACCGCTTCGGTTGTTCGGTATAGATCACCTAAATCAATACCATATTGATTAGCCGCCATTATGATGCCCCCAAAGTTTTATACATTAACCAGTTTTGCGCCGCCTGGTTTCCTGCTTGCGCCATGCCTTGATAAGCACCAGCGCGAGCTTGTCCTTGCTGTTGGTACCCGTAAGCCTGGCTTTGACCTAGATTAGAAAGAATATTTCCTTCAGTTTGAGCTAGATTGCTTGTTGCTTGCGCCTGTCCAGCAGCAGAAGCCTGACCGCCAGAAGAAAGACCTGAAAGCATGTTGTACTTCTTGGCCTTCTCGTTAGCTTCACGAGCATAAGCGTTAGCGTATTCCTGGCTTGCTACGTTCTGAGAGTAATCAGTAACACCTTTTTGCTGAGCACCACTAAGCAATCGACCACGAGCCGCTGCTGACTTATCAAGCGCTTCAATGCCCTGGTCCATTCTGAATTGATAGCCTGGGTCCTTTGTTACGTCAATGTCTCCAACTTCAAATGCACCAGACTGAACGCCAGCCCACATTTGATTTAATGCTTGCTCACCAACATCACGCCAAGGTGCAAAATCTTCACGTTGTTGATCTGCTAACTCACGCTGAAGCTCTCTATTTTCTGCCGCAATACGCTCTTCAGCATCCATACCTTGTTGAGCTGACTTGCTTTGCGCTTTAGCTGACTTACTAGAAGAGTAAGCGCCGACAACAGCAGAGCCGACAACCGCCGCCGCAACTACTGACATAAACCCCCCTTATCAACGATAGCTTTAGCGCATTCAGTTAATACAGCTTCATCATGCTCAATTTGCTTCATTGCTTGTTCAAGTAAATAATTAAACTCTTCCAGCTCTTCAAATGAGCCGCAAGTAAGAAACTCATACATTTCTTCAGGGTTACGCTCTTCAGCACAATGGAACGTGATCCAGTGTGTATCTTCGTGAGCGTATCCTGCTCGCTTCTTCCCTGCTTTGCCTTCCATGATATTCAAACCAGTAAGGCGCTTAACTTCTCCGGTATCGGTTGAAACGGAAATATCACCACTTAGCATAATATCGAAGTGATCAAACTTATGGATTCGGCCAGTTAGCAAGGTGCCTTTTGGAATGGTGATTTCACGCGCATAAATTCCGCCATTAAAGAGGTGGTTAACATCAATAGGAACCTGCTCTTCCTGAAGCATAGCCTGTTCAAGTGCGTTAATCTTTCCGCGACGTTCAGCAATATCAATTGAAGATACAGCCGCAACAATTGCCAGTGATCGTGATTCTTCCAGCTTTGTATTTGTCTCGTTCATGTTATTCCTATGGTGTTGTCATCTGGCCGGAAGACTTGCTTTCTGCCAGTAAGTTATTAAGAACCGCAATAGCATCATTAAGGTCTGAAGCTAGTTGATTTATTGCCGCTTTGTTTTCGTTTGTTAAATCGGTTACTGATTGAGTGTAAGCCTGATCGTAAGCCGCTGGAGCGACTCCAATATCAGGAGTAGTGATCTCAACCGTTGTATCTACTGCGTCAGCTATTGAGGCCATTCTAGCAACAAGACCAACAGTTGATTCAGTAGCGGTATCATTAAAGCCAACTATATCACCATTCGAATTGTGGGCTTGGCTTGCGTTTATGTGATCATCAAGACTATTAGCAAGCAACACTATTGCTTGTGCGTTTGCTTCTATATTTGCTGCGTTCTCTGCTATTGCCAAAGCATTCTGAACGATAGCTTCTGAGTTGGTGGCAATGTCTTCAGTATTCTGAGCAATAGCTAAAGCGTTAACTTCAATTAATTCTTTGTTTTCCGCAATGGCAATTATGTTAGCCTCAACAGCAGCAACAAGCTGATCAATATCTTCTATATTCTCATCAATAGAGTTGCCACCTTTGTAAGCGACACGGCGATACAAGTCCCTAAACCATACCGACCAGGCGCGATTCATTAAACCGTTCTGGTCGATAAGCTTTACCTGAAGCGGCGGTTTAGATACTAAGTTTTGTGTTTTTTCTTCAGCCATTACCTAACCTCAACCCACGCCCCACCAATATCAATTGGTATAGGATCTGATATTTCCACCTTAAACGTAAACTGTCTAGCAGCACCAAAACGGTTAACCTTTGCCCTTGTTAGATACTCGCCAACTTTACCAATACGACCGCGCTTAAAGCTTTGGCTGTATGTTTCCCCTGAATCCTTTGAGAAGTAGACGCGCAACTCTGGATCATCACCTTGACCACGGATAAGCCCAACACCAGTACCCATATCAAACTCTAAACTATCAACAGTTAAAAACTCTCTGCCATTATTTAAAGTAGGAAGAACAAACTCACGAACAACAGGCTCACCATCGTCAGTGTAAAAGTTTCCAGCCATTTGATAGATTCGACCATTCTGAAAATCACCAACCAAGGTTTTTGAATCAAAGAAGATCGCATTGTTAGATTGGTGGCGGCCAAACTGATAAGACTGGCGAACATGCCATGCACCAGTTGAAATATCATAACACCAGGTAATATCTCGACTTGGAATAGTTAGAACGTAGAACAAATGGCCTTCATCCTGGTACGTATAGGCAAACGCATCATTTAGATCAACGTCTTTAAGTGTCTTTTCTACTGCGTGAGTGCTTATCCTTACTGGTGTGTAGCCAGTCATTTGATAGATCATCAAATCAGAGCCAATAAAGTAAACAGTGTTATTCTGCTTCGCTACTGAGTAACGCGCCCCGCAACCTTTTTCTATAAATGCCCCTTGGTTACGCTCAAAAGGAAAATCAGAAGCACCGGAGTTATACCAAACCTCAATTGTCTCGGTTCCAAATAAAAATATTTCACGGTGATCGCTTAGTATTGCAACTAGGTTATCAGGCTGACCTTCAGCGGTAGCAAAATCTAACGGGTCAAAGTCAACATTAAGCAGCTCAGATATAAAGAATTGACCTGTTCCTTTCCGATCAAATAAAAAGTAACCATCTTGATAGGTAACTGTTGAGGCCGGGTAGAATGCTTCGTGTGTTATCTGCTCCACTTCTTTTGTATTAGCGTCATAATAGAAGCCTTTAAAACCATCAACGACAACAACCTGAATGCCGTTGTCCTCCATAGAAACCCGGCCTTTAAGATCCACATCGCCTAGCTCTTTAAAGGTTCCATTCTTAAATATTTCA